AAAAAAATGTTGTTGCGATTGGATAAGGCAACAGCAGAAGCGCATATTGCGCACAAGCGTATCATGTTTTTGCAGGAGGGTAAATAATGAAGGATTTATTTGCAGCATTAGTAAAAGCGCAGGCCCAAATGGGAAAGGCGCACAAAGACGCGACAAACCCGCACTTCAGAAGCAAATACGCAAACCTTGAAAGTTGCGTTGACGCAGTTCGCGAAGTTTTTGCCGCGCACGGGCTTGGTTTCGTGCAAGTCCAGCATGAGGCGCAATGTGGCGTTTGCATTGAAACTGTTATTTTGCACGAAAGCGGCGAACAATTCAGTGGAGGCAAGCTGTTTGTGCCAGCAAACAAGCAAGACGCGCAGGGGTTTGGCAGCGCGTTGACTTATGCCCGTCGATATAGCCTTAGTGCTACTGTAGGTCTTGCAACAGAGGATGACGACGGCAACGCAGCTACATCATCTGTAACACCATCTAAAACATCGCAAACAGCGCAAGCAAAAATCACAAAAGAGCAAGCCCAAACAATAAGCGAGCTTGCGGATGAGGCTGGTGCTGATAAGATTGCATTTTGTGGGTGGCTAAATGTTAAGAGCATTGCAGACTTACCAGCATCGCAATACGATAGGGCGATTGCCGCGATTGAGAAAAAATTAAAGGAGACCCACCATGGCAAGTCTTAATAAAGTAATTTTAATTGGCAATTTAGGCAAAGACCCAGAAGTGCGCTACATGACCAATGGCGAAGCTGTTTGTAACTTTAGCATTGCGACGACTGAAAAATGGAAAGCACAAGACGGGCAAATGCAAGAAAAAACCGAGTGGCATAATATTGTGATGTATCGCCGTTTGGCCGAAGTGGCAGGCGAATACCTCAAAAAAGGCAGCAGCGTGTACATTGAAGGCAAAATTGCAACGCGTAAATGGCAAGACAAACAAACAGGCGCAGACCGCTACACAACAGAAATCATCGCAGCAGAGATGAAAATGCTAGGCAATAGTGCTGCAAAGAAACAAGCGACACCGCAACATGATGACAATTTTGACGACGATATTCCGTTTTAAAAAATAATACAGGAGCTTTAAAAATGACACTAGAAAAAATAGAACTTGGGAGATTTAAATACGCAGCCGCGCGGAACTATTTTGAGGTTGAAGAAAAATTTGACAAAAAAATGGAGTCTATTCTTGAAGGGTACGACAATGCCGCAAGAATGGCATCAGTTGCAGCAAAAAATGCAGCAAGAACAGGAAAACGAAAGACAATTTTGGAGTCCCAATGGTGGGAGGCAGCTGCTAGAATGATTGAGCTGTGCCTTGCTTATGAAATTGACTATGAATTTGAATTACCTGAACCACCAAATTTTGACATCTTTAAATAAACACAACGCCCAGCCAGCGGTGGCGAGTAACACTGGCAGCATAGGCAAAGCCCTCCTAAAAAATATCAGTGCTTTGTGACTATGTGGACAGCTCGGAAAGACGGGCATTTTATAAACTTTTTAGGAGCTTTAAATGGATAGCAAATGTATTTTAATAAATGACCACTTCCAAAATCATAAAAGGCATAATATACCAAAAGCACAGCTAATTATTGCTGATATTCCATACAACATAGGCAATAATGCCTACGCATCAAACCCAGCATGGTATGAGGATGGGGATTTAAAAAACGGGGAAAGCAAGAAAGCAAATAGCACTTTTTTTGCTACAGATGAGGATTTTAGAATATCAGAGTTCTTGCATTTTTGCGCAAAACTATTAAAACCAGAGCAAAAAGAAACAGGAAAATCGCCTTGTATGATTGTTTTTTGCGAATTTGAGCAACAATTTGAGCTTATAAATGAGGCAAAAAAATACGGTCTTAATCGCTATATAAACCTTGTTTTTAGGAAAAACTTTTCTGCACAGGTATTAAAAGCAAATATGCGCGTTGTTGGTAATTGCGAGTATGGTCTTATTTTGTACAGAGATAAGTTGCCAAAATTCAACAACGACGGAAGAATGATTTTTAATTGTTTTGATTGGCAAAAAGATACGCAAACAGAAAAAGTGCATCCTACACAAAAGCCAGTAAAACTATTGGAAGAAATTATAAGCATCTTTACAGATGATGGCGATGTTGTTATTGACCCGTGCGCAGGAAGTGGTTCTACACTTTTAGCTGCGGCAAATCTTAATAGAAATGCATACGGGTTTGAGATAAATAAACAGTTCTATAATTTATCAAAATCTAAGATTCTATCAAGCATACAAAAAAGGCTTTTTTAAAATGATACAAATTGAAAAATTAGACAGAAATCAAATAATACAAAAATACAGCATAACAAAACACGAAATGCAATGTGCGTTAAGAACATTGCCATATATTGGGGAGAATGTAAAACTTAAAAACCTTGGCGTATATAAAAAGGTTTACAACGAAAGAGAGATAACAAAAATACTTGCTTGCGTTGAAATAAAAAGGGAATCAAAAAGGCAATCAAAAAGTAAAAAGCAAAATCTTGTTGACTTGTCTTTTATCGTAAAAGAGCCTTCTGCTGAATCGGCGCCGAAAAAGTTTTGCAATGATGACTTTGAAAAAATTGCAGAACAAACAAGGCTTGAAGCAATAAAACGATACGCACCAAGGGTTGAAGCTTACAAAAAGGAGAAGCTAAGAAATGGCACAATCTAAAAAGCCGCGAAAAAAATACAACGCGCAAAAAATAACGAACTATTGCAGATTTAATGCGCAGGATGTAGCACTACTCATGCGTGAGCCGCTAATCGCGCTGCAAGCAATCAAAGATGGGCATATAACAGGCTTTGAAGGTCAGGCATACATACAGATGCAAGCCATGATCATGCACGCAAGCAAGGTAGCGCAATATCGTGGAATGGAGTTTGACTGCCAGCCAGCGATTAAGACAATAAATAAGATTGAGCATGGTATGAAAGTGTCTGACATTGATATTCAAAGGCTTGAGGCTTGCGCGTTAGACTGTAGGCGTGTTTTTCTGCACAGCACGCTTGCGCATAACGAACAAGCAGAAGTTGACCTACGCATATACATTGAATCGCATGGCGGGCGATATGTAGGCTGGGGCGTAGGTAAAAGCTAAAAAAACTTGTGTTTTTTATAAAAATCTGTATAATATAGATTATAAATGATGCATGTTTAAAGCAAAATACACTAGCAAAAAACCCATGAGCGCCTTTTACGATGAAGCTGCAAAAGTGACATGGGTCGGCTTGAAAAGGCTTAATAGCGTATTTTAAAGGAGTAGAAAATGAGATACGATGAAGCAGCAGAAATTTTGCGATTGGCGAAACTTTATGAAATGTGCGATTCATTCTTAATCCCAGCATCTAATTACTTGAAATCAGGCGACTTAGATGGATTCGAGGCGGTATGCAGAGCTAATTTTCATATGCTGGTGAGGGGTGGGGTCGCATACACATTGACTGACGGGATTTGTCGTCTATTTTATAATAGTGGTAAACTTGGTTGTGAAGCGTCGAGCATAAACGGCACGCTTGATGGTAGGCTGCGAATGTGGAATGAAATAGACAACATGATGGTTGATGAAATATTAAAAAATGGCAAACTTGATGGTGTTTCTCGTAGATTTTATCAAAATGGGCGATTAGCGAGCGAGGAAACATACAAAAACGGTAATCTTCATGGAATATCTCGCTGCTTCAACTTCGATGGTAGCGTAGCATCTGAGCGGGTATTTAACGACGGAACACTTGTTGAAGAAATTTTAGTCAATGATTGAGCGAAATGCAAACGATTAGTACGAAATCGGCAGAGTGATTTAGGCATTGCAAAAGCAAAATACGCTAGCAAAAAACCCCTGAGCGCCTTTTACGATGAAGCTGCAAAAGTGACATGGGTCGTGTTAAGTTAATTATAGCACGCTAAGTATTAAAAGCAAGTAGGTTATCGCTCAGTCATTAAATAACCCACTGTTTAAGATATGGTAGAGGGTCTAGCCGTCCAGCTAGACCCAATCCAACACTGCGCTTATCGCGTAGCTCGAAATGTAAATGCCCACCAGTGGCGATTGTCGTCATTCCTTTCGCATTGCCACTATCGCCAGTCAAACCTAGCTGCATTCCAGCTTTAACGGTCTGGCTAAACTCAACATCAATTCTGCTCAAGTGCGCGTAAAAAGTATAGTAATGTTTGCCGTCAACGACATGCGACAATAGCACGCTGTTACCATAGCCGCTTGAGCTTTCTTTAACATCAATCACGAAGCCATCAAGCACAGCATATACACGATAGCCATAATCGCTTGCTAAGTCAATGCCTTGATGTGCGCGCATCCCACCATTACGAACCATGCCGAACATTGCAGACTTTGCAGAAGCCAAGCCAGCGGTTCGGATTTTACAAGTTTTTAATGGCGGGTGTGCGAACATTTTATAAACCTAATTTATAGAACATGTCAATATTTACCCACACAATTGGGTGGCGGAAGAGGGGTGTTTGTAACTGCTAAACTTTCATTTTACAATCAAAATATTAAAGCACACTGTAAAAAATAGACCATAGAAAGAACCATGCGCTAAGATAGATAAATTGTGCTTTCATTTTGCGCAGTCATCCCACTTTCAAGCCAATCTTTTACACTAAAACCCGGGCAAATTTTAACCCAGTCCACACTTGTGATTTTTCCATCTTTATTCTTGTCAGGCGACAAGTCACGATGCCCTAAAACTAATGCACCTGGATATTTGATTGAAAGTTCGCCGACAAGTTTAGCAAGTGATGACCATTGATGCTTGCTAAATTTGTCGGTTCCGATCATGCAAACGCCGATGCTATTTTGATTATGCCCGCCTACATGCGCGCCTACTTCTTCTAACCCACGCCCTGTTTTAACAGTCCCGTCGATTTCAATCACGAAGTGATAGCCAACGCTTGCAATGCTTGGATTAAAAGCCGCGCGGGCGGCCTTGTTGCGAAAAAACCCGCGCGACTTGTGCATTGCGTCAATATGATTGACTGTAAAAACCTTGCCGTTTGGTGTTGCTGCGCAATGTATTACAATTTTGTCAATTTTTCTCATACTATAACCCCAACTTATAGAACATGTCAATGTTTACCCACACTAGAGGTGTAAGTGGCCAGCTATCATTCATGCTAAGAGCAGCACCAGCGGACAAACTTACCGCAACATCACCGCCCGCCGCCCCCGTTTTATTTGCTGATGATACTGTGCGTTCGTCTTGCCCACTGCGCAGATAATTAGGAATACTTGCGAATGTTGGTGCTGTGCCACCAGTTACAATACCCTTGAATCGCACACCATAGTCTTCCAGCGTGCATGTAAACGCAGGGTTTGCACCACCAGAATTAGTCCAGCCGTTTATCAAAACAGGCGGGCTGTTTCTAAAAATAGGCATTGCAGGGTTAAGCTCAGCATTGCCGACTTGCAATAAGCTATTAGTTCCGATGTCAATGTCATAAGCTGCGCCGTATGTGTGCCCCTGCGCGTTTAAGAAGTCAATAGTAAAGCGTCTGGAAATATCTAAACGCACTAAATCTGTCGAGACCAGTCCACTAATTTTTACACTGCTGATATGTACATTTGCAGCGGCACCAATTGTTCCTCCGTAAATCGGCACGTCAAAGTTTTTAAGTGTGACTTTGCCAAATTGCATACTACCAACACCGCCTCGGATTTCTAGCCCAGCCAGTCCGAGCCCATTCGCTGATAGATTTATATTGTCAATATTTACATTTTTCCAGTTACCATCTGCAAAATAGCTTGATACGCCTGCTGTCGTGATAGCATTTACATTTGTGATATTTAGACCGTCGAAGTTATTTGTAACTGCCTGAACCCATATGTTTCTAGGCCCGAAACCAGCAGGTACAACCGCTGGCAGCATTGAGTTGTCTAAATTCAAATTCGTCACATTTACATTCTTAAATTCGCTAACAGCATCAGATTTAAAGATGATATTGCCCCAGCCATTGCCAACACAGCGCACACCGTCAATATTTGTGTTTTGCGATTTTACTGCAACACCCCAAACGCCGCCAACCGCTGCAATGTTTTTTGCATAAACGCCGTTGCAGCTTTCAAATAAAATGCCGTGGAATAAAACATCTGGATTTTGGCACAAGCCGATTACATTCTCAAGCTGCAATCCGTTGCACCCACTGCTAGCAAACGCATCGCTTGGTGCTGCGCCTGCGTCAAAGCCAAGGTCTTTAAACTTCAAGCCTTCCGCATTTTCTGCGCCAAACGCGCCTAAGATAATTGTGCCGTTTTCTAATGCTGTGCGCCCTGCATTCTCGCGTGGCATTCTTGCGCCCTCGATTGTGATAAAATCGCGTGTCAAGCGTTGCCCTGTAGCGTTAATATAACCACTTGCTGCGTATGTTTTGTTTTCTAGCTTAACGATACCGCCTGCTGCTGGCAAGCTATCAACGCACTGCTTAATGACCCCCGCTGTTGTCATCACATTAGATGCAAACCATTCTGGCCTTGCCATGCCTTGATTTAATAGCACCGCGCCACCACTCAAGTTAAATATTCGCGATTGTGTGTCTACGACTTCGCCAACAGTTAGCGTGCCAGCAGTGATTGTAATTAAACCGCCGTCATATTGCAGTTTGTTTAGTGTTGCGTTTGCGCTAAGTGTCACATTGCTATTTATGCGTAAAGCAACTCCGCGCGCATTGGCTGCCGCAATTGAATCTTCAAAAGTTGCATGGTCTGATGTGCTGATTATTTCACGCGCCTTTGTCACAATCGTTCGCGCGATACCGTTCGGGGTTTGCGTGAATGTTGTTTGAAGAAGAACATAGCTCTGCGTAGCATAACCGATTAAAGCGTTGTTAGTGGTTGCTGTTGCTATTGATTGTATTGATTGCGCAAGCTGATTGACTTGCGTATTGTCAGGCACAATTCCGCCCGCAACAATTGCATTTACGATTTCTTCTTGCACCATGTTTAGCCAAGTATCGAAAATCCGCGTTTTAAGAATGTCGATAAATCCTTCTCTTCCGCTTGCTAGTGTTACTGTTCGCCCTGTGTCGATAATTTCTTTCATGCTATACCCCTGTTGGCATAATAAATTGGTAATTTGTGTGCGCTGGTTTTATTTTGCTTAAAATGCAGTTGATATAAGCCAGCTTGTCTTCTTCGCATTCGATTAACGCCACGCCGCTTTCGTCACCAGCAATCGCATGTTGGCAAACTGCGCCAGTGTAGTCATAAAGCCCGTCTATTTCAAAAACGCTGGGAGCGCCATCACTGATCATGAAAGTGCCAAAGCCAAGCGCATTAAGCACGCTTTCAATATAAGTGGGTGTTGCCCCGCCTTGGGCTAGCAATGCAGCGCAAACAGCAGCTTGCCTGCCCTCAATTATGGTTGGGTAAAATGCTGCGCCGCACTTGCTGGGCAGCCCAAACATAGCCTCCCATCTATCGAGCAAGGCTTCACTGTCGCACGGGTTTGTCTCTGCTAATAACTCGCAAAGATGGTCGTTATAATCCAGCATCACTGCCGCAAAGGCGCTTAATAAGCGATATTGGTTAGTATCTGCGGTGTCGTAGCCATTTGCCCATACTAGGCCTTGCGGTAACAGTCGCACAAGAATGTTAGCGTAGTCTTGCTGGGTCAAGCCGCACAGCTCTATAGCCATGTTACCCCCCCATAAATTGCAATGCCATTATTCGGGATGCTGATTGCAGCCACAGGAAATACCAAGGCATGGTCATACTCGCCCGCTGCGTTGCTGATTGCTTCTGTAAAATGTGATAATGGGATGGTCTGGTTTGGTGTGCCCTCTCTAAATAGCAGGTCTTTTAGCTCCTGCTCAACCGCGTTTTTTACTGCCGTGTTGGCAGGCGTAAGCCCTGATATGCTAAAGTTTATAGTCACGGTGACGGGGGCGGATACTGTCACCAATGCGCCAACGGGTCGCCGCGCATCAATATAGCTCTGAACTTGTGCAACAACAGCAGCGGATGGGATGACGCTCAACGCATTATCAGTGGCAAAGAATACGCCCACAGTACCAAGGCCATAAGCAAGTGGGATGCACCACGCGCGTGTGACTGTGGGCACCTGCAATGCCCACTGTACATAGTCGTTTGCATTCCCCCCGTGCGGGGGTTGCTGGATGCGGTTAATAATCCGTACGCGGTAGCTTGTATCAGCTTCAGCGTCGGCACCAAAATTGCAGCCGTTAATGTCCACATTGATTTGGGTGACACCTGCAATTGTCGTCACCAGCGTTAAGGCTGTGAGTGTGCTGCAATTGCCGCTTGCGCCTGCCTCTGTCGCAATGATATTGGCTTGGTCAAATGGGGTTACGCCGATTTCGCATAGCGTTGTTGTGACATAACGAAACCCATCCGAACGCTGCACAAGGGTGTTAGCAGGAATGATTGTCCCAGCAGTCCCCACAAAAATCGCCACGCCATTGGCGTATGATGCGGCAACCCGCGCAACGCCCCATATTTGCCCATGCCGATTGAGATAATCACCATCGGCGCTGTCAACAAACAATTGGTCTGCCATAAAATTGGCTGCGCCATATAGCCCATGCAGCCCGCCAGAAATCACATGTGCAAGGATATTCAGATTACTAAACCGCAAGGCCGCATCCGCCCCAGGTAGGCGGGTTTCTATCTCTGCTACCGCTGTTTGTGTGATTTCTTCTAAAGTCGGTCTAATGTATGGCATGGTATCCTCTATTATTAAAATCTGGCTTTGCTTGCTCTAAACTGCCAAGGCCTCGCCAAGCAAACTCAAACTTAAAGTCTGCCGTTTGGCGTTTTGTTTTTACAATTTCAATATGCAATGCTAAGAACCCACTTCTAATCACCTCAGTGGTGACGGTCACACGCTCCGCAACACCATCATCAATAAGCCATTGCAGGGCTTCCTCTGCATACTCCTTGGCGCGTAAAACCACTTGGTTAAGCTGCTTTTCTCTGTGCAATAGCCATAATCTGGAGCCGATTTTTTGCCCTGTAAGCGCATCCGACCACCAGCCGCGCTTACTGCCGCGATAATCAGGCAGCTGGTCATCATTGTTGGCGCGTCTGTCTGTGAACAGACTAATCAGCACCGCAGTTTTTAAGTCATGCTGATTTTGCAGGGGCGCACCTGCACCGCTTTCTGTGAGCGGAACGCTGCTGTTATCGCCTGCCACTGCGTGCAGCTCTAAGCCCGCGTTTGATGGCGATAGCAAATAATCACCCCTCAAAGTCTCACTATCAAAAAAAGTTTCTATGTCCATGCTGTACCCCTAATTTGGCGGGGTTGTTGTCCCGCCGCCTGTGCCATTTTCGTTGTGAGTATGGCTATTAAATGATTTCCCACCGCTAGACACATCCGTCGCCGATGCGATTACCCCAGCCGCTGATACGCCGCCCGCAACCGTCACATTGCCAGTTACTTGCGCATTACCCTCGGCAATAACATCCGATTGCGTGTGTAATACGCCATCAATATGCAGGCCATCAGGCGCGGTAATGTTGACGCGCTGCCCAACAATCTCAATGATTTTGCCGCGCGCCAGCTTGATATAACTTTCTTCATCGGTGTAGATGGCAACTTCGCCATTTTGCAGGCCTTTAAGCCTATAACGCCTGTCACTTGTCGCAATCACAATGCCATGGCTGCGGTCTCCACCAACAAATACTGTAATCGCTTCTGAGCCATCATGCGGAACGCTGGTAAATCCGTACTCGGTGAATCGCTCGGCTTCGGTGTCCTCGTCTGCCATGACTTTAATTTGAACTTGCTGGTTGGGCGTGCCATCCTTAACCGCGGCGATAATCGCCCTGCCGATAATTTGTTGCAACTTTTGCTTAATATCCATCATTTGAACTCCACCAGCGTGCCGCCAATTTGGCTTGGTTGCTTATCTTTGCCGTTGCCTTTTGCTTTAGCCTTGCTTTTTGATGATTTAGCTGGCTTAGGCGGCTCTGGCACCTCTGGCAAAATATCAAACGCATTTTTTGGATAAAGCAAAAGCTGCGTCACACTGCCTGCATCGCTGATGCTAAAGCTAACACCGCCTATCAGCATGACTTCATCAAGTCGTAGCCATGCGGACTTTACTTTTACCGTCTGATTGATAGCCCAAAGCGTACCGTCTGGCTTGCGCCATCCCTGCATTGTGATCGTGGCATTGCGCGACTTCGCCAGCCGTACAGAGTTCTCGAACTGCGCCTGCTGCTGGCAGCGCCTCCCGTCGGCTTGCCCGTCTGCGACAATAATCAGCGGCCGATGGCGTTTAATCTGGCTTGCGCTTGACTTGCTGGCAATTTCTTTGCTTTTTTTCGTCATTTAAACTCCACCAAGGTGCCAGATTGTTTAACCGTTGCTTTTGGGTGCGTGTTTTTTTTCGGCTCTTGCGGATTTGCGCCGCTCACATCGCCATCAATGCCATCACGCACAAGCCCGCTGGTTTGCCCTTTTACCGTTATTTCGCTGTAAAGCTCGCTATGGTCTTGCGTAAATGATGCGCTCAGAATGTTGACCCCTTGCACCAAGTCCACCCCCGCGCTGCCTGCTTGCCCTGCGCTGGTGATGTGGATTGAGCCATTCCCATCACTCACCAGCATAACGCCCAGCTGTTTTGCTGCTCTGTCCATTGTTTCAAAAACACTGTCGCCATTTTGCACGGCAAGTGCCTGTATTTTCGTGCTGGTCTTCACTTCTGATTGCCTGTCAGTGAGCTTGTCCACAATCTTAATGCCATAAGGTTTTGCCAAGTCCTGCATAATCTGGACGATGGTTTGCCCTGTGTAATTTTTGGATGGTGCGCTGCAATCGACTAAGTCGCCTGTCACATCACGCCCAGCGACGGTAATCGTATGGCTGCCGCTGTCGTAGCTTGCATCAATGCTGTCAACATAGCCACTAATCACAACCTCATTGTCGATTTTGATTTGGCAAAACTCACCGCACGGGATTTGCCAGCCCTCTAGCTGGCCATCCCACCGCTCTGTGATGGAGAGTGAAAAATCCCCCGCGATTTGCTCAATAGCGGTGGTGACTGTCGCCTCTGTCCAGCCCTCATAGATTTGCCCAGCTACAAATAAGCTAATCCTATCCATCCCATCCCTCACTATTTAGCCAGTAGCTCAATGGTCCCGCGCAAAAACAGCGGGTGTGCTGCATTATTAAGGGCAACAATATCGCCATCGCGTAAATCCTCATAATAGTCATACGAAAGCACCAGTGCAGGGGTGGACTGCTGGAGCTGAACATCAAAAGTCCGCGCAAGGGTATTGCCACGGGCGGTGAGGTCTTGCGACATTTGCGTGCGCAATGCAATCAATGCTTTGTAGCTTTTGTCTTTAAAAGTGCTATTTTGCGGATTTGCTGCGCTGCGTATCTCGCCATCCAGCAAGTCCGCCAACTCTGTGCGCTTCGCCTGCATTTGCTCGCGCGTATCAAAGTCATATTGAGCCGATAAACGCACCGTTTCCACAATCGCAGCGCGTCGCACAAGACCAAATAAGGCTTGCTGATTGGCTCGCTGCTGCTGCCTGCTCGGCGTGTTATACGAATAGGGCGGCGGCAACAGGCTAGGGTAGCGATGCTCACTGAATGTTGTGAGATTTTGCAATTTGCCAATACCCTGCACAACGGCAAGCACAGAACGCCCAAGCCTAAGCGAGTCGCCAATGATGCTGTTGCTTGCTGCGAGTCTCAGCTCGCTTAATGCGCTGGCGGCAGCGTCCACATAGTCTTGTGCTAAATAAACCGCCGATTGCATCTGCGCAATTAAACCGCTGGCAACATCCACAAAAACTGCAATACCATCAAGCGCGTTTTGACTAACAAAATCGGGCGCATCCGCAACGCTAAAGCTACCACCGAACTCTTCAAGCATGGCATCGTTGGCGGCTGTGCATTGCGTCTCGACCAGCGATTGAGTGTCCAGCTCTGTTTTTGGATACTCGTTTGAGCCAGCTTCAATAAACCGCAAGCTAAACCGCGCCATTCCGCCATAATTATTGCTTTCTGATAGCGTACAGCTATCAACAGTGGCTTGCATCTCTCCCAAAAAAGGATGCACCAGCGTGCCTGCGCCAGATTGCTCAATCGCGCTGATCAGCGCATCGCGTTGGCGCATATAATCACCGCCAATCACATACGCATCCAGCTCCATTTCGCGCGCTTTTCTGCCCATATCTTCTAAATATGGAATATCCCGTTGTGGGTATTCATGCCGTGCAAGCCGCCGCCCAAGCTCAGTGTCCGCGCTCTCATAAAAAAAAGGCACGCCGCGAAACGATGCCTTTCTTAACTTTTTGAGCCATGCTTGTGTGCAATCCATAAAAACCCCGAAAAATAGAAACGATTAACTACGCAGGCCTGCTTTTGGATTGAGCGGAAAGCCCGTCTTGCCATTGGTAACAACTTTGTCAACCTTCGCACCACCGCTCACATGAACATCCACTTTTGCACCTGCTTGTGTTTGTTTATTCACCAAGCTCGCTGGGGATTGAAGCGCTGGGAACTTAGGCATCGGGATGGGCGCTGTAACGCCAGGTGTGCTATAGCTGGGCGGCAAGGTAAAATTGCCTACGCCTGCTTGCTTGCTTTCTAATACGCCAATGCTTTCAAGTGCGCCACGAATCCCATTTATAATGCCGTTTAAAAAATCTTGAATTGGCTTCAGCTTTGCAATAGCAGTATTTTTAAAACTCTCAAACAGCCATTTAACAAAATCTAGTGCCGCATTAAATTTGTTGCTAAAGAACCCAGTCACAACATCAATTGTGGCTGATATTTCGTCCAGCTTCTGTGATGCCCAACTTCCAAGCTCGCCGAACTTAATCACCAGCCACGCGATGCCCTCGCCAAGGCTTTTAGCAAGCCAAATAACAAAACGAAACGGTGCCGTTATCACATTGATAGCGACCCCAACCACTTGCCCAAACATTTGCCCGATGCTGGCGGCTTTTTCTAGCTCTTTGCCCGTGTGCTTCGTTTGTGTAAATAGACCTTTCACTTCTTTGACAACCCACTTGACTGCGACCGCAACGCCATCAAATATTGGCTGCAAAGGTTCTAATGCCGCTTGTACTGGCTTAATCGCGTCAATAAAACCATCCCAAAAACCTTTAAAAAAGCTGGCAACCAAATCCCAATTTTTATAGATCAAGATGCCTGCGGCTGCAATTGCTGCAATAATGGCAATTACTGGCCATCCAAGCCCAAGTATTGGCGCCAGTGCAAGTTTAATTGAGCCTCCAACCTTGGCAAACACTCCTGCAATTCCGCCCATGTTTTTAAATGCAAGCAAAGCTCCTCGCACTTTTTCAATTGTCTGTGCGCTTGTAGCAAACTTCACGGCTGATATTCCTGCCTTGCCAAAGCCGTAGGCAATCTGCCCAAGCCCAACAATGGTAGGCGCAAACAAAACCGCTAGACCCGCAAGTGCGATATTACCAAGCCCTACTTTATCAACAAACGCTTTAATGTCTGCAATGGTTTGCCTGATTTTCTTGCCGAATTTCTCAGCATCAAAAGCTGCAATCTTCTTGCTGATTTTGTCAATAGCTTCCGCAAATTTACCCGCGTCTTTTGCTGCAAAATTAAAGCCAATCCCTTTCATCAACCCAACCAGTTTGCTACTCATCACCTTTGCTAAATTGTCCAGTGACTTTGCCACCACTGGCGTATTGAGTGCTTCCATTAACCCGCCAAGTTGAGACTTCACTGCGTTAAAAATGCCCGCATCGCCGATTTTCTTTTTAAAGTTGGTGATTGTGTCTTGTAAGTTAGACCACATCCCGCCAAAGGTTTTTGATTGCTTATCCATTGCATCTTGATATTTTCTATTCCAAATACCGCTTACCGTTTTTTTGATAAGCTCAGGATTGTTGGCATCGGCAATTGCAATCATTCTTTTGCCATTTTCGCTCCACGAGTATGTGATTTTATCGCCCTCTTTGCTGGCTTTAATGCCAAACTCTTTTAGGCGTTCATTTTCTCCTGTGAGCGCATCTGCCATTGCTTCAACTGCATCCATGATGGGCTTGCCAAGTGCGCTGGCCGCGTCACCCGCCGCTTTTAAACTCCCATCCATTGGGTCTATTCCGTAAGCTCTGGCGCGCACAAACGCTTCGCTTACTTGATCAAGCTCATATGGGGTTGATGCAGCAAACTTTTGTACCCATGCCAGCCCCGCTTTAGCTTTTGCGGCACTTCCCTCTACAGCTTCAAGCGTTGCGGATAGCTTTTCAAACTTGGCGCTTGTATCAATAATGCTTTTGACCCCCGCACCAGCAATCGCGGCGGTGGCGGCAGTCAAAGCGGTTGCGGCTAATGTCACCTTAGTCAAATTGGCTGCCGCCATTTGCGCGCCTTTTGCCATATTGCCTAAGCCGCTGACACGATTGAGTGCTTCAAAGGTTTGCTTTAACCCTGCAACCTTTCTATCAAACGCCACAAAGTTATTGTGTATTTTGCGTAGCTCTGGGCTAATCTTGTCTAAAAGCTCAATGGTTGCGCTAGTATTAAAAGCCATGCTAGACCCCCTATTTTATTTCGCTTATCTTGTTCTCAATCACATCCAGCCGCGCGTGGATAATCTTGCTGTGTTCTTCATGCTGAGCGGTGATTTGCCCGATGCCAGCTAAGAAAGTGCATTGCTGCGCATTCAGCGACTCTTTAAAAGTATCCTGCTGTGATTTAAGGGACTCTCTGTACAGCCTGTCGCGCTCGGGTATGTAGTACTTAAAAAGCCAGTAAAGCACGCCTGCAAGCATCAGACTTGACACGCCGCCTGTGCTTAGGATTCTGCCTGCCAAGTCTTCCATCATGCTTACCACTTGCGGGGTTTTTCGTAAATTGACCAAGCAACGCCCGCAATCGTGGCGACTGCCCCCGCGATTTGGGTAATGTCATCTTGTGCCAGCACGCCAAAGCCGCCAAAGAATGTTAGACCATGCCGAATGGCAAGTGCGACTAATGCTGTGGTGTTCATGTGTTGTCCCTTTCTTGTTGTTTAATCCAAACAAGCCGCTCCATCCAAAAATCAATCTCTTGGAGTGTCATGTCTTTAATTTCAGTTGCTGTAAAATGAAAGTGATAGGCTAAAATGCCTATGCTTTCTGTGGTTTCATACCTGCCAAAAAACTCATTACCTCAGCTTGCAGCGCGAAGAAGTCAACGCCTGACAGCTCTCCCACTTCGGTGATGCTAAGCCCTGCGGATGCGGCAATAAGCTGCCCAGAATAGGCGTTAATCTCAGCAGGCGAAGCCGTGCAGTTCATAATATGCTTGCCTTTGAGCGGCTTTAATTCCAGCTCGCTCACTTCAACTTGTTGTTGCAAATCAGCACTAAAAATCTTAATAGGCTGGCTTAATTCGATAATCTTGCTCATATGCACTCCAAAATAAAAGGGGGCCATAAGCCCCCTAAGAATCAAACAAAATAGACTAAACTTGTTCTGCAGGTGCGCCAATAAACTTGGCTTGTACCTTGCCCCCGTCATTGCCCGTAATTTTGATGGTGTTTGCTAGGCACGCATTACGCACCACAAACATCAAGCCATTGTCTGTTTCGTAAGTGATAGTCGCGCAGCAAGTATCGCGTAACTTTTGCAAGTCGAAAGTGTAAGGTACATTGATCGTACACTCCACTTCTGCGGGCTTATTTTCTTTCACAAAAGTGCCGTGATAGCTGCCGTCACCGCCCATCTTTGCTTCTTTTTCTGAGCCGCCTGTGTCAATGGTTGCGCCGTTTTCTGTGTAGAGGATTTCGCCATCGACACGGATTTGCACATTGCCAATCAGGCTTTTATTGCAAGTTGCCATACATTACCCCTTATAGTCTAAATTGAATTTGTGCTGCAAACACGCGGAATTGGTTTACTAAATCAGGCGGTAGCAACACATCCACACGATTTACATCCACCTTATTACGCTCGACAATCAAATCCTTTTTAAATTGGGCGAAGTTCTCCACTAGCGCGGCCTCTTCCCACTCTAAAAATAGTGCGATGACCTCAGCACGGATAACGCTCGGCGTTACAATTGCTTGCCCTGCGCCATAACGCCCACCATCGTTGCCCAGCTTATAGCGTGGGAACTTCTGCGAAATGCGTGCGCGTAAGCTGTAGCGCAAATAGGACAGCGTGAGCATGGTCTCGGTGTCGCGATAGCTTGGGTCGGTTAAGTTGAAAGCATTCAGCGTGTAATTTGTGACGGCTCGCTCTACCGTTACATTGCCGCCCGCATCCACTACATGAGTTGCTAAGCCATCCTCAAGCAATAGGTTGCGTTCTGCGCGTGTCCAGCGGATATGCTCAGGTGATGGCAGAATGCCCGTCATCTGCAAGGTCTGCAAAGGTCGCGCAGGGTCGATAGCGCCAAAGTAGCTACACACGCCCGCATAAGCCGCCGCACAAACCCACATAGGCGTTGGCGTGCCACCGCTTTCAAAAGCCATAGTCGTCATGTGGGGGCTATTTCTGCTGCTCGCCCACGACGCTAAAGCGCCAATGGTGCCACGAATGGCAGTATAGCAATGCCCATCATTCTGTGTCATCGGGCCCCAACGGTCAGTAAGCGTCGCCTCCATTGCCAGCATATTGCTGCTATCTGTATATGGCATCACAATGTGGTTGTATTGCACCGCGCCCGTGTTAGCCAGTGCATTGGCAATATCAGGGTTGCCAGCGCCGCCCGTCATGGCTGTTAATGTGATGGTCAACCCATCGGGCGTGTACTCACCCATAAAATAGTTAAGGCGTACATCAATATCATTGCCAAGCTCACCTTTATGGATGGCGGTGAGCGTCACAACACCTGCAGCACTGGCAGCGGTAACAGGGATTGATGCAACATTACCAATAGCGGCCGCAAGATTGGTCGCAATGTTGGTGGCGGTATCGGTTGACAACACCCCAATGCGTACGCGATGCCCTGCAATGTACACATTCAGCGTGCCGCCAGCGGATGCCGTGCCTGCAATGGTGATAGTGCCTGTTGCTTTTGTCCCCGCTGCGTCATCATCAATGCCTATTACGGTGCATTGCGTCACATCGTTAATGTTGCGCAATGTCATAAACATGGCGTGGGCGATAGAATCCGCACCAAACAAATTGATGCTTTCGCCCTCCTGCGTGATTACATATGGGGTGTCGGCTTCTGCCGTGCCTGTGCTGGTCTTTTGCCCTAAGATTAGAATCTTTTGCGGTTGTGCAACAAGTCCTTGCACCGCTCGGCTGTTATCAAATTCAACATATTGCCCAGGGGTCAAGATATTGACGGGGATTTGGTTAAAAGAAATGGTCATAATCAGCCCTTTGTCTCAAGAGTTTGTTTTTTAACAGCAGGCATATCACTAATTGCCTGCACATCGCCGTCACGCAACCTGCGCACCCAAAAACTGTTTAGCGGCACAATCGTATCTGTGGTGATGGCTTGCCCAGTGCGTGGGTCTTTAACAATACGCCCAGCTACAGGCCTAATTTTCTGCGTTTTAATCATGTTTGCTCCAAAAAAGTTGTATCAATGGCATCAATCTGCCCGTCTGGCGATGCAGGTAGTTGCGGATCGTTGCGTGGGCTTGCCATATCCCATTCATTATGAAAAACGGCGAAAGGTGTAACCATTCCGCCGTCTTCTGTTTGCTGTGCGTCTTCAATCGAAAGGAAGCCATCTTGCTCCGTGTACATCCTATCCACGCCAAATTCAAACTGCCACCACTGCCGCGCCCTGTCCATGTGTAGGAATTGCCCGCCTGCATAATGCACATACTCATAGCAACAGTCGGGCTTCCAGTGGTACAGCGCCCTCACCAGCTGCCTTTTTACTTCCTCAATTTGCTGCACGCCGCCTTGCCCCCGCCAATCTTGACGATTGTCAACACAAACAATCACCGCAAAGTACTCGCGATTAAGCTGCTTTGAAAAGCTCGGCTCGCTGGCAATCTCTCGGGTGAGCACAACAAACGCGCTAGGCACGGGCAAGTTTTCCTTGCCAGCTTCCAATGCCGCAAACTCCGCTGTACCTGCGATGCGATTATCAAAAATTGGCGCATAGGCTCGCAATTGCTCAATAATTTGCGTTAGCATTACTCATCCTTTAATAGTTTTTCAATCGCTCGTTCAAAAATGCCCGCCATTTGTCGTTCACTCTGGTTAATCGCAGGCGCAATAAACGGCCTTGCGCGTTTGCCATTGCTTTCCTCAAGCACTTTGGCATAGTCAACGGCGGTAGATGCCCCAATGGATACACTTTGCCCGCCAACTTCAAAATTGATGCTACGCCATAATGCCCCAGTGTCCACGCGCGGCGCGTTCCCTCTCGTTGATGCTGTGTGCGTGCGCTTTGGGTCTATTTTTCGATAAATAACACCATTTGCAGGGCTGTTCTTCATGCTTTTGATGATGACTGAGCGTAAATGATTGCCAACAGCATTTAGACCTTTGTGAATCTCCTTGCCTGCGTCATCCACAATCGCATCATTGGGAATCTTCAAGTAGAACTTTACATTCAGCCCCATGCGTTTCCTCCAGCTCAATTGTGATATGGCGGCGGTCTTCCATGTTGTGCATCGCCCTGATAATCCGAAAGTAACGGGACTGGTACGCAATCCCCATGGTGTCTGCTTGAATAACTAGGTTTGGCTGCCAGCGAATGGTAAGCTTATGCGTTGGGTTGCCATCAATTTGCTGGTCTTTCCACTGCCTGCCTCCATTTGTGGGTGATAAGTCTCCCCAAACATCTTGCAAGATGGTGTAGGTCCTATCCAGCGCGGCAAACAAATTAGGCGCATCTTGCCAGCAAATAATTGACACACGATGCCTAAGCCTGCCTATTTGCTTCATACTCTATCCCCAATGGTCATAATCCTGTGTGGGTGATAGTAAGCACGCGCCAATTTGCCAAGCTCCTGTGCGGGAATGCCCACATCGTCCCCCCTGTACTCGTACATTTGCGCAACATGGGCAAGAATCCCTTGCTTGATGGATGCAGGGCAATCATGGATATAGCCCGCTTCATACTTAATGCGAACCTCAGCCCCTGTGCCACAAACACGCACGGAACCTAATTCATAATCAATCATGTATGGCACTTGCTTACCATCGACCAACACATCCAGCACATCAATTAGCTGTGGGCGTGGCAAAATCACCCGTTCTTTAAAGTCAGCAATAAGCAGTATGGTTTTTCTAGCGATTGAGCGCCGCGTGATCAGCTCTGCATACTCGCGTGCTGCGCTAATATAGCCACTGATTAGCGCGTCTTCATGCGGATTGTCTATTCTGCAATGTGCCTTTGCTTTATCCAAAGAAACAGGCTCACTCTCTGCTGGTTTGATTATTTTCAAAAACACATTGCACCTCGCTTAGTCAATCAAAAGTGGTAACCAAAACACATCGTCAGTGCCGTCTGATAATTGCAACTGGATAGAAACGGTCGCAATCTCACCGGTGACAGGGTCGCCACCCGTCACCTGAAAAGAGACTTGTGTCGCACTTGAGCCGCCAATAACAATATTTTGAATGACAACGCTACCACTCACACTAATTGCGTTCACATTCGCGCCTGAAATATAAGGCGCTTGGTTCGTATTTGGGTCTTTAGGGCGTGATGCTAAATCTTGCGCAAAGTTAATGCTGGCACTTACGGTGCTTTGTGCCGATTTGCGCTTTAATGTATAGCCGCTCAAACAATTGCGGCTTGCGTCAATCTGCATTGGCATGATTGTTCCTTTTTAAAAATTAAAGATAAAATTTTGGTTTGATGCTGTCGCAGTAAATGCGAAAGTATCAATGCTTGCTGTTGTGGCAGTTACATTCAAGTAATCACCCTTGGATGCCTGAAAAACAAGGTCATCACTTGGCAAACAATGGCAATTACTGCTCGATTGTTGCGGCTGCGGTGGCAGCCATGTTGCTGTTGGCATCTTCTACCCCTTTCTTTCTTCGTGTTGGCTTATCCAGATCGGCTTGCACATCTTCCGAAGTGACTGCTTGCGCCATCGCTTCCAGCGGCTCAGCAACATTGATGGCTACAAGCAATTGCGCAGTTTGCTCATTGGTATCATGCTCACTGCCTGCTTTCCAAAATTCAACGGTCACACCGTCTTCAGCAACAGAGAAGTCTTGCGTCATCCTGATTTTCATACATACTCCAATGCGCCAAGGTCATTGGCGCGTCAAGATTAAACCATTTGTAAAATGCGGATGGCTTGCGTATCCACTAAGCCACCACCGCAACGGCGTGTGGTGTAGAAGGTCACAAATGGCTTGGCGGTAAATGGGTCACGCAAAATGCGTGTGCCGTTCTTATTGACAATTGTGTAGGCCCGTTTAAAGTCTGCCAACACAACCGCCTTTGCATTAGCGGCCGCCACAGGCATATCAGGCGAATAATTCACCGCCTTGCCAAGCAAGTTCATCTTGTAATGGTCGGTGCGGTCAATGTCCCATAAGTAGCTGTTTGTTGTATCTTTAAGCTTCATGATTTGCAACATGGTTGCTTTGTTCATCAGCCATTGTGCGCTTGCTTCAAACTCGTCGGGGATGCGGGCGGTGCCATAAATCATCTCAAGTAAGCCGTCGATTTGCGTCGCGCCAGACACAAAACTTGCCGCGCCTGCATTGATATGTTGCACTTGGTTAAATGCTGTGCCGTTGGCATACTGCAAAATACCCGTTGGTTGTGATACACCTGTGCCGTTGATAAATGCCGCATCTTCCAGCTTGGCAAACGCAATCGCCACTTCATCCGCCACAAACGCTTCTGCATCGAGCAAGGGGTCATCCAAATACCACTGGGTGATGGCAGGGTTTGCATACATTTCGGCAAGGTTGATGGTGATTTTGTTCACCGTCGGCGTATTGGTCACAGGGCGTGCTGCCGTTTCAGTCACCCAGCCAGCCACTGCGCCGCCTGTTTGTACGGGGATTTCATAGCGGTCGGTACTGATTGTTTTTTCTTTGGCGAGGCGGCGGAATTTTGAATACTCCTGTGATAAGCGCACAATCTGACTGTCCAGCTCTTGCGGAATAGTAAAGCCGCCATCAGTTAAAACGCCCGCCTGCATGGCCTTGCGCTCAGCTTCGCTAAGCAATGAAATATCTTTGCCTAAGAATTTTGCAAAATTCTTTTTGTACTCAGCGTAAGCGGCGGAATTTGCCTCACCATCGCCTTTAAAGCTTTTGTGTGCAGTATTAAAAAACAATAGTGTTTTTTCTTCTGCTTCCTGTTTTTCTTCAACTTGCGACTGGCGTGTCATTTTGATTACCCGCGATTCCAGCTGCTCTTGCTTGTCCAGCATGGCTCCAATTTGCTTGTCCGTTTGTGCTTTTAATTCTTCTGCACGCGCCACTGCGCCGTTTTTTGCTTCTAAAATCGCGGTGTCATTGTCTTTTTTAATGTCATGCGCCAGTTTTTTAATTTCTTCTGTGATGTTTTCACTCATGTTGTCATTCCTTTAAAGATTTTGGGGTTTTAATGAACTTCTAAACAGGTTCAAAAGCTCTATCTTGTCCGACACTGCCTCCTTTGCCTGCTTTCTACTCCACCCAGCATCTCGCAGGGATTTTTCTGCCGCACGCACCAACAAGACCAGCGTGCTTTGGTCGTTCTGATTGTCAAGCCCTTGGAATAGTAGCTCTCTATCTTCATCATCAAGCAGCGCGACAAGGTTATCAATCGCACTCATAATGCGGTCTCTGTCTGCTGCACTGTTTCTGCTTCCAGCTTTGATGCCTGTCACCGTGCTGATAGGGTTTGCTGGAATGCTCACCACACTGACTTCGATTAAATCGACCTCTTTTAGGTATCGCACACCGCTGTCTGGGTCAAAAGTTGATTGCTTTGTGTAATAACCAATGCTTAAGCCGTCAATACTGCCAAACTTAATGTCGCTGTGCGCTTCTCGCCCGCGCTGCGTATCGAGGTTGATTTTTCCGCGTAAAAAAAGCCCGTCTGGGCGTTCTTCAAACTCTGTCCACTTGCCGATGGGCGAATCGGCCGAATGCTGCCAAAACATTTTAGGCATCGTCCCATTGTTCATGTGTTGCTGCATTGATAATGTAAATGCCCCAGCAATCACAATATCGCCGTAGCTGTCAATGTTGCCATACTTGTTTGCATAACCCTCTAAGTTGCCCTGCTCATCAATTGACTTTACCGATAAGCCTGCAATTTGCTTTCTCTCTAAGCTCATACCTAAATCCTCGCGTTGTAAATCACCACGCATCGGCAATTAACGCTATTTTTTGCACTGCCGCGCCCCGGTGTTTGTATTTTTTCGCCGCCCACAACAAAATCAGCATCTAATGCGACTATCTGCCCGTCTGCATCGGTATGGTCGTCCCGTGTCCTGCTATCAATTGCGCTTACCCATTCCTTGTCATACTCCAGCCCGCCGTCCGCCTGTGCCACGACAGCCGCCTTGTGTGTACCTGATACTTGAGCTAGGTGAACCTCCGTCCGTGCAATCATGGCCGCACGCCATGCCGCTATGCTGCCGTTCTCTGCATCCACAATCATGTTGCGCAAGTCTTCTTCTGATAGCGTGATATTGTCTGCAATAATCTTCTTGATGCGCTCCCTAGAGGTTTCTGCAATCATGCTCGCTCTGGCCAGAGTCTCGCTCTCGACGAATTGGGCAACATAATCACCCACGCCACGCTTAGTCTCAAACGCGATAATGCTTTTCTGCTCGTCCATAAATTGCGCAAAGAATGCACTAAACACCCGCTTATGCAGCTTTTTAAGTGCTTGGATGAGTTCTTGCTCGCCATCTTCGCCTTTTGCAATCGCTAAATTGCTCTTTGTGATGGCTTGTTGTAGCTCAGGTTTAAAAGTCTTCTCAAAAAATAAAGCCGCTCTAAGTTGAGCGGCTAAATAGCGTTTTCTATCGTTTGACTTTATAAACCTGTAGGAGGCTTTTTTATTGCGCCCTCCTGCATGATGCTTTCTATGTCTGCGCCAATCGGCAAGTTGTTGGCTGGCATGTACAGCATATCGCCACCGCTTATTTCATCATACCCAATCGCCTTACGCTTCTCATTGATTGTGAGAAAGCTCACGCCCTCCAATTTAGCCCAAAGCTGCCGTTTTTTCTCCTGCATTGCATCAATTGCGTCAAAGTCAAACGACAGCACAAGCCCTACATCATATCGCTTAGTGAGCCATCCATCTAAACGCTCAATAATCAGCTTAGCGATTGGGATAACAGTATCTTCATAGAATGCTAGGCGGGCCTGCTCATAGTTAGCATAGGTTTGACTGCCCTCAATTCCGACTAGCTGAGGCGGAACGCCCAATGCGGCGCATATTTCGGTCGCGCTCACCCGTTTGCCGTTTAGGAACTCTAAATCTTTCGGGCTAATGCTCAGCTGCACCCACTTTAGCCCACCCTCAAGCAATAATGGTCGATTGTTGTTGTGGCTCATTATTTGCTCATCGAGTTCTTTGCGCAAGCGGTTATATTGCTCTTCACTCAATGCTTCATAACTTTCGCGGGGCTCGTAATATAGCGCACCACTTGGGGTTCCGCTGCCATCGAGTAATCGCTTATTCCAATCACCCGCCGCATTGTGCTGATCAATGCTTGACATTGCGGCCATCAATTGTGGCATACCAAAAGTATCATCGAACGGATGCCACCCCTTTATGTGCAATAAATCACTGTCACCATAAAGGCTCACATCCCAGCTTGCCTGCCGATGATGCCCATTATCGGGCTTATAGCTGTACCTTGCAATCTCCCCAAAGCTATCTAAATGCACTGATATTAAATCAGGCCGCGCAATGTTAAACAGCTCCAATGGCTGACCAAGCGGCTTAGATACCACCGCATCAATGTAGCAATTGCCACCAATCAATAATTGCGCTGTTGCACTGTACAATAATCCGGTCTGGCTGTATTTGCCGTTGGGATTTTTCAGCAGCTTTAAAAGTGGATGGTTAGATACCTGCTTATCATTGCGATTCAGCATTAACGGAATAGCTGCGACCGCTTTTGCAATCGCATCAATACATCGGTACGCAATCACATTGTTCTGATAAGCCTCGACGGCCATATCCCGATAAACTCGCGGGGTTTGCCGCGTCTGCCCGAAGCCAATAAATATACTCTTGCCGCGCTCACGCTTTGGGTCATTAACCCTGCTTGACTTCATCAGCCACTTAAACATTTACAATCTCCTAACCCTAACCTCTGCTTGTCGTTTCCCGCTTAATTCAGTCAATGCCCACACTAGCGCATCCAGCCTATCGGGTGACTTATTAGCAGTTAAAGGTGAGTATTCTGTTAGCTCACTTTCGAGCATATCAAGCCCTGCATCATGTGCAACAAGCCCCTGTTCATATAATGCGCTGATTGGCTCTGCGCGTGCAAATTTACCCTTGCTTGCATGAACTTCAATTATCCTGCCAGCAAACCCATATCGTCGCAATAATTCTTTGATGAGTTCCCCGCCTTGGTTTGTCTCAACAATAATCGCATCGGCACCATACTTTTCATACAGATTGATAACCGCTTGCGCCCAAGTGTGCGGGCTATCCTTCATGCTTGCGTCTTCATGTACACGATAGCTGCTATCATTAACCTTGCTTGCCGCCACAATGCCTGTTAAATCGCTGTCTTCTCTGTTTGTTACTGCGGGGTCAACGCCAATCACCGTGCGAACTGTTGGCAATTCTTGTTTTTCGCGTGCGCCCTCAATCATCGCCCAGGTCCACAGTGCGCCTTGCACATCGTCTAACACTTCTGCATTAAGCTCCTGCCTGCCAAGCCGTGTGCCCTCGTAAGTGGAGATAATCGTATCTAAGAAGTTTTGCGCTAAATTTGCGCGATTATCGTAAGTGCTGCCGCGTGTCACAATGGTTCGTTTGTTTGCAATCATCGCTTTTAGCTGCTTTGTCGGCTGCGGGGTTGTTGTAATGACGATTTGCGGGGCTTTCCCCAAACGCAAGCCCATCTTTGCTTGATCAAACGATTCTGGGTATCGCCATGCACATAACTCATCTGCCCAAAGTTTCTCATGTTGCTTACCCCTTAGCCGTTCTGGGGAATCCGCTGTAAAAATGAGTGATTCAGCACCATTGGGCCATATCAACTTGCTTTCATTTTTCTTATACACAGGTCTCTCATGCTTAGGGCAAACGGCCATAATGCCGCTCTCTCCCTGTATCATAATATCCCTAGCATCGTCAGCCGTTGCGCCAATCAAATTAACATAACGGCTTGACTTCACCCACTGGCGTACTGTCTCCGCACCTGTTCTTGTTTTGCCAAAGCCGCGCCCTGCCAGTATCAGCCAATAGTCCCAATCGCCTGCGGGTAATAGCTGGTTTTTTCTTGCGTTAAACTTCCAGTCATGCGCAAGCGCCTCAAGTTCAAATTCATTGAGTGTTGATAGCTCCGCTTGTACCTGCTCAATCGTCAGGCTTCTTAGCCATTGCTCTCTTAAGGATTCGTTCTCTGAGTGCATCGCTATCGACCTCTGTCGTAATGTTTACTTTTTGCAGCTCCACAAACGCGCCAATGTGCTTGCCAAGTAATTCAAGCCCTTTAAATGCGGCATTCGCTGCGCTGGATGATGTTGGATCACCTAGATAGACCTCCATCGCTTTATCTGTTACTTTGCGAATATCATTAACAACGCCCTCTATGGTGATTTGGGTTGCTTCTGCTTTGTCTTGTTGCGCCTGATTGATAGCAAAGGCAATCTGAGGTTTTCTGAGGTTCTCGTACCCTATTTCCTGCGCTGTTTTCTCGCTGTAGCCAGCCCTAATCGCCGCTTGCGTTGCATTAAGGTCTATCATGTATTCATCGACAAAGCGTTGTTGCTTTGCAGTTAAAGCCATTGTAAATATCCCAAAGAAAAAGCCCCCAAGCTCGTGAGAGTGGGGGCTTTATTTAATAAATATATGCTTTGGACAATAAAATATCCATTATAGAAAAATTGTACCATTTTTGCTGAAAAAGTCAAAGCGTTTTTATTACAATTTTGCATGAAATAAAATCATCATCAAGAATAAATTCAAATTGCTCCTGCAAGCGGGATAAAAGCTCAATCGCCCTAGGGAATTGGTACTGCATCTTGTTATGGCATTCGCCCACATCCCGTGCGACCTCCCTAAGACTGACGGATGATTTTGTATTGCGCAGTGAGTACCAGTCAACATAGCCGTGCATCGCGCGTAATGATAGCTTTGACTTTTGCAGGCTGTCAAAAAGATATTGTGCAAGCATATTTTTACAAAAAGCACGCTCTGAGCCGTCGCCGTAAATGAAAATCACCATCGCATATTGTAGTGTGGATAATCTGCCGCTTTTTAAGTGTGACATGATCATTGCAGCTTGTGCATGTAGGTCATAAGCAGTTAGCCCACCAAATCCACGAGGCTGCCCTAGCTTACCAAGGCTGCATTGGCTGCCAACTGGGCGGCCAATGGTATTAAATGCAAACTCTAAAGCCTGTTCTGTCGTTTGAAACATCAACCGCCCCCAGTTTTTTAATAAGTTTTAAGCCGTCTCACAACCCCGTGTTAGATGCCTTCACAGTTTCGGCCTGAACACGATCACCGCTACCGGAAACGGTGCGCTTGCGGTCGCTCCCGCGAACTTCACGCGCCCCTTCGGGAACCGCACTTCTGTAGCCTTGGCAGCGTAGTTGTGCCACCAGTTCGTATCTACCCGCGCCGGAACAAAGGCAACCACCAGCGCACCGTTATCGCGGGCTTCCTCGTAGGCTTTCTTCATCCACTTGCCGAGTTCCTTGCCGTATGGCGGGTTCATAAACACCCGTTCGTCTTGCTAGCTTTGCGCCAGCCCATCCGTGTCTGGCGTGTAGTAGCGTTTGCACTTCGCCGTTTCCGGCCAACAGCACGGGTCGAGCGTGAAACCAAATTCCAAATTCAGGTAGTCAAACCACTCTTGCGGGGTTGCCCAAGTCATGTCGTCGCTTGATGTCATCACCCGCATAATGTGCGCGCTCTTAGCACCGGCATCTAACACGTCGGTCAAGTCGGACAGGCCGCCAGCGGCGCTGTTTTCGGTTTGTAGTTGTTCCACCTTTATCACTCCTTTTCAGTTTCGTGGTGCGGCCTGCCGCTTACCTTGCCGTCAAGCGCTAAATAAACAAGCTCAACCTCGCTATCTGTCAAATCTCTGCCAAGTAAAAGTTGGCAATAATCTATTTTGTTATCACATTGTTTTTTCATTTTTAATACTCATATTTGGGGCCACCTACGGCTGAGCCGTCACAGGCTTGTGGAACCTGTCCGAGGTGACATAAACTTTTTATTTTCATTTAAATTCAGCCAAAACATCTGAAAATATGACTGGTTCTGATTTTTGATTGTCAACATATAGGGCAGAAATACCTTTTGCCTCAAAAGAAAATCCACCCCCATCACCATGAACCCATATGTGCTTACCAGCCATTTCGCTGAAGTCGTTTACATCTATCTCAAGCAATAATCTACGGATTAGTTCACAGCCAAACGCTGTGCCAACCCTTTCATGAGTTTTGCTAATTTTTTAATCATTTTTAATCTACTTTTTGTGGTGGGTCCAACAGGCTTTGAACCTGCATCTGACGAATTATGAGTTCGTTGTTTTTACCAGTTAAACTACAGACCCTATAATATATATTATAGCATAAAATACAGTTTTATTATTATTTTTTTAATCTTTTTGCAACAAAAGAGTATGATACGCCAAGCAATGTTGCTATTTCGTTGCGACTGATTCCTTTACTGTCCAGTGCTTTAATTTGCCGCGCAAGCTGCTCTTTTCGCTCCGCATCGCGCTCGTCGCTTAAAGGGAAGTAAATAATCAGTCCTTTTAGCTCTGCAAGAACTTGCTTTGCCTTTGGCTCTCCAAGCACTCCAGCAAACAAGTCAAAGTTTGCTTTACCTACGCGGATATACTGCCCTTTGGCTGCGCACCTCACCGCGTCCGCTTTGGCTTCGCCGATACTTTCTACTAGCTCATAATACCCGTTTGCCATATCACACCTTTATTATGCCAGCTTTTATTAACCGCTCGATAACGCCGTTATAGCCAAGCTGTTTTAGTTTTGCAATGCCATATTTGTTTAGCAATGCAATATCGGATTTTAAAGAGCCGTTGTTTACCATCATTTTTCGTAAACCATCGCAAGCAATCCGCCGCCAACTTTTGCAGCACCATACTCAGCGCATATTTTTACAACTTGCTTATCATCCACATAGGCCAGCCCTTGCAGTGTGTCGATAGCGACTTTTAAGCAATTGTCTAGATCCAACACCCTTTTTGATTGTTTCCCGTCTTTGTTTTGCTTTGGGGACACAACGATGCAAAGCTCAATATCGCAATAAGGCAGCCATGCAGGCGGCTTTATTGGGTCGTTCTTTGCCTGTGCAATAGCTGCATTTCTATATTCCAAAGCCTCCTTGCTTTTGTAAACCTTTCCCGTGTTTGTTTTGCGCCAATATCTATTTGTGCTTACAGGGTATGGCAGCTCCCACACGCTTAATAATTTAGGCATCGCGTTGTACCACCTTGCTGTACTTGCCAAAGTACACATCTGCTACTGTTTGATTATCAATCAAGCCAGCATCAATTGCGATTTGCCTTGTTCTTGCCATAGCACGGTTAAATATCCCTTGCGATAAGCTGCCTGTGTCATAATCCGTGTGGCATTCGTGACACAAGTAAGCCACAAAACAATCATGCGCCTTTAGCCCGCGCCCCTTGCCATGCTCTAAAAGGTTTGAGTGGGCGGCCACGGTTGTGCCGTCCTGCTTCCAACAGTTTTGGCACGCCTTGCCGTTTGCGTGCTCGAGTAGTTTCTTATTGCGATACATGTTCGTCACCGTCTATTACAATTTGCCGCAATTTTGCGCAATTGCTTGTTATTCTGTCTTTTACGCCACTCGGCAAGTCTCTAAAGTCGCCACTTTTGGCAGAATAAGTATATGCTGTATCAAGCTCGGATAACAGCACCAATAAATCAAGTGCAAACTCTCTATCCATTTTTAATGCCTCCATTGTTTTATTGTAGCGTTTTTTTGTAAAAAAACAATAATTATTTTTCATCGACTGGTTTATCATTATCAGCCCAGCGTTTTACATCTCCAGCTTTCTGATACCATTTGCGCATTGCGCCTGTTTTACAGCAAAACACAAATCCAAACCCTCTCATTTTACTTTACCTCTTCTAAATTATTTGCTATCCATGCCTGCGTGTACTCAATCAAGCTTGCCATGCGCTTAATGCTCATAGCTGCTGTGCTTTCGCGCAAATTAACGACTTCACCCTCTAGTCCTACCGTCATGTTTTGCGGCTCGCCTGTCGCGATTGCGTGCCCACTCACAAGCAATACTTTCCACTCCAATGCGCTGCGAACTTTACCGCCCCACACTTTACCTGCCAACTCCCTGCACATTGCGTGGAACTTAGCGTTTTGCTCGGTGTTTCGTGTCTTCTGCTTGATTGTGCAAACATCATCAGCGTTTGCTTGCATGATTGCAGCGCAGGCGTTGCGCTTTACGCTATCGTCAATCAAAAAGAATGTTTTCATTTTTTAAGCATCTCCTCTATCATTAAGTATCGCTCACGCATTACTGCACGCTCACGCATTATTGCACGCTCACGCATTATTGCACGCTCAAGTTCTAATGCGTTCATCCTAGCAATTTCTGCTTGCGCGCGTTTTCTTGCTGCACGACTTGCAAGAAAAGCAACTACGCAGCTAATCAAAATCGTCGGGAACCACACAATTGCAAAAATAACAAGTAATTTATACATTCTTATATTTCCTGTAAGCCAGCACCAGCACCAACGCGCTGGCGATAAAAGGTGCTGCTAATAAAAAGTAAATCATATACAACTCACAGTATCAAATAGTTGATTTTTTAAAACCCAACGACCTTTTGCGCAACTGCACAAGGATTTTAATTCACCTGCTAAGTGTTGGAAGTTGTTTTCTTTTGCAAAGAATACAAGTTTCTCATAACTAAACTGTGAGCGATAAGAGCTTCCGCCCTTGCTTCCATGTATATAGCTTGCGTTTTTTACAAATGCTTTCAATAATTCTTTAGTTGCGGCTTTCATTTTTGTTCTCCTAAAAGTTGTGTTTGCTGCCTCGATGTTTATAATTATACAGCATTTAAAAGAAAAGTAAAGCTAATTTTACATTTTTCTTTTGTCTTCGCCACAAAAAACAATCGTCGTGCAGTTCTCACTCATGCGTGACATTATACGCTCGCCTATGATACGCTCAAGCTCCTGCGGTGTTTTGTTGCTGATGATGCACAAGGGCTTATTGTTTGCATAGCGTAAGCCTACAACTTCGCTTAGTAGCGTGTACTCATTATCAGTTACCACATCCACTTCATCTATCACTAGCAAGTCATAGCGTGCGTACTTATCAATCTGGCTTGCTTCTGTCATACATTCTGTGCTATAAGCTCGCCGTATTTCGTTTATCATGCTTTTGCAAGTCTCATACCTTGCGCTTTGTGCGTACTTAGCAATAAAGCGCGATATTATGCGCGACGATAAAAGCGTCTTGCCCGAGCCGTGCGTTCCAGTGATTAAGCACGCCGCCCATCCAGCCCCAGCGTCGTCAATAAACTTGCTTGCAAGTATCGCGTTTGCGCGTGCCTCATCATCTCTTTTTTCAAATTCTTGCGTTTTGTAGCGAATCGGTATATTTGCACAAACCATCCTATGCGCTTTTAATGCGTTTTTAGCGTCTTCTGTGCTTTTCTCTTGTATTGCTATCAAGTCGCACTTTGGACAGCCTGTAGTGCCTTTTACGCGCGATTGCGTACCATGTTTATCACACTCCATTTGCTCAAACTCGAATTTACCTAAAAAGTCTCTTAATTCCATTTCTGTCTCCTAAAAATTATCGTCGTCATCGTCTGCGTGGTCTAGCAAGTATTGCCTGTGCTTGTTTAGTGCATCTTGCTTTTCGATTGCTGCTTTATCGCGTGGTGTTGCTGCAAACTTGCTTATATCGTTTTTTTCTTTGCGTGCTGTCGTCTGAACCCAATCGGCTTTAAAACCTGCCCACGGGCTTTCTCTGTTTACACATAACGCTATGGCCTGCGGCATCGTAAGCCCTGATTTTAAAACCTCGGCTTCTAGCATGTTAAAAGCTCGCTCGTTATTTACGCTACGCTTGCGCTTTCTAGCCTGCATAAATAACTCTGCGTCTTCTTCTGATACGCCGTTTTGTAACAGCCGTTTTTTATAATCAAACTTTGCAGATTTTACAGATTGCACCGCAGGTGCTATATCTGTAGTATTCTCTGTAGTATTCTCTGTATATAGAATGTTCCGCCCTTTCGGCGGTTCTAGTTCCGCCCAAAGGGCGGTACTGGTTCCGCCCTTTGGGCTATTCTTAACACGCCCTTTTTGCGGTTCTTTGCCTGCAATTCTTTGTAGCTCTGCATCCATTTTTTGCAAGTCAAAGTCGTAAAATGTTTGCGCTGGCATTCCCTCTACAGTGATTGTTAAAAACGGCAGCTTTTTTAGTAAAGCCTTTGCGGTGCGCAGCTCCTTTTCTGATAGCTTAATTTCGTCCATTATTTCGGCATCTCGCTTGTAAAACTTGCGACCATTGACCGCGCCGCACCAATAAAAAAGCTGACTAAGCAAAACGCCTGCATTCATGCTGCCAGCAAGCGTTACAAAGCAAGGATAAAACGCAATCGGTCGTTGCGCAAACGCTAAAATACTACTCATTTTTAACTCTCCAAAAAATAGGTGTTGCGCAAGCTAAACGCACCGCATGCAGCTTTCCCAGCTTGCACTTTAATCAGCCCAGATTCACACAGAGACTTAATCGCATCAGCCGTGCTGTTTATGCTTAAACGCACATCATAAGCAATCATGGCGGTGCTTGCCTCGCACGCTTTGCCAGCACCACACCGTCGCGCAATATCAGCAAGCACGGCTTTATCGCGCTTGTTTAGTGTTTTTGGCATGGCTACACCTCGAAAAAGTCGGAGGCTTTTACTTTGCCGCCAGTGATTACCTCTATACGCCGCGCAAGCTTTTGGCTTGGTGGATGGCGGTTTACCATCAATCCAGATAAGTAACCAGCACAAACTCCGATTTTATCAGCAAATTCTCGATATTTTAGGCCTGTTTGCGTGTCGATATAGAAACGCAGTTTTTCGCCGCCAAGTGTTTTATTAGTCATTTTTATTCCTTTTTTTGTGTTGTAAAATTGAATTATACATTAAAATTAAAAATAAATGTAAAATAAATGCTTTTTTATTGCTTTTTTGTTAAAATGGGCTTTACTTTTCATTAAAAAGCTGTATAATTATACACATGGAAGCAACACTTATTAACTTTTTAGGAGACTCAAAATGTTTACAGAACAAAACAAAGCACAGAACGACGCACTCACAGCTAAACACGGCTATGCAATGATTAGCTTTGATGGTGTAATTTTAGACATATGCGCACTTGTTACTGGCTGGTGCGAATGGACAGAAGAGTTTGTGGCTATATGCCACGAAATGATGCGCTTAGCTGATGGCAACGAAGAGGACATTCTCCAAGCCCACTATGATGCTGTAGTTGGCGCAGCAATAGAAAAAATGGGGGTGTAACATGACAATCGCCGATTTTATGCAAAAATTTGCGGCTATTGATGCCGCCAAAAACTGGAAGCCCAAAAAGCTTGTTCCAGTAACTAAAATGCCTTGCACTTGCAAGATTGTTGATTATGTAATCGGCAACGAAAGCTTTATTAAGGGGCAGATTTACACCCGCTCAGCAGGCAGCCAAGGTCTTGGCCTTGATGGTGATTTTTGCTTGCTTGTTTGCGAAGACGGAAGCAAACCAGAGCCAAAGCCAAGCGTGGCCGCACTGGAGGCAGAATTGAGCTGCATTGACTTATTTGAGCTTGCTTGCGTTGAAAAATCCGCCATTGCAAACGCGCCAAAAATTGAAGCGAAGCGTGAGAATTATTTTTACGGCGAGGGTCGCTACACTGGCGATTAAAAAATAAATAAGCGTTTTGGCTATTTTTCGTTAAAAATAGCTTTACATTATATAAAAAACCTGTATAATTATATTTATCAGCTAGACAATACTAGCTAACCCAAACGCTAGGGGTGAAATATAGCGATTTATTAGGAGATTAAAAATGAAAAAGATTATAGCAAAAATCTGTTTGTGGCTATCAGAAAGCCACATTCGCAAGCTGGAGCGAGGGCTTGCGCATAATACACAAGAAATGTCTTACTTGCGTGATGAGCGCAAAAAAATGTTGTTGCGATTGGATAAGGCAACAGCAGAAGCGCATATTGCGCACAAGCGTATCATGTTTTTGCAGGAGGGTAAATAATGAAGGATTTATTTGCAGCATTAGTAAAAGCGCAGGCCCAAATGGGAAAGGCGCACAAAGACGCGACAAACCCGCACTTCAGAAGCAAATACGCAAACCTTGAAAGCTGCGTGGACGCTGTGCGTGAAGTTTTCGCAGCTCACGGGCTTGGCTTTGTGCAAGTACAGCACGAGGCGCAAGGCGGAGTTTGTGTGGAGACTGTTATCGTCCACGAAAGCGGCGAACAATTCAGTGGAGGCAAGCTGTTTGTGCCAGCAAACAAGCAAGACGCGCAGGGGTTTGGCAGCGCATTGACTTATGCGCGGCGTTATAGCCTTAGTGCAACTGTAGGGCTTGCAACAGAGGATGACGACGGCAACGCAGCAACAGCGTCGGTAACGCAATCAAAAAACGCGCAACAAAAAATCACAATAAATCAAGCGCAAACCATCAGCGAATTAGCTGATGAGGCTGGTGTAGAAAAAGCTGCAATATGCAAGCGGTACGTATTAAGCAGCTTGAATGAGTTGCCCGCTGATAAATATGAACTTGTTGCAAAAAAGCTGCAAGATAAGATTAACGAAAAAGGAAATAATGATGTGCCCTGAATTATACCTACGCATATATATGCTTAGAAAAAGTAGGTGGTATCGTCACACGGTTACTGATGAGATGGAGTCCGATTTTATTGCAGAAAATTTGCGAAGGCTTCGAGCTGAAGAGTATGAACGGCTACTAAATAAAATGGCTGAACAAACAGATATTGCAATAAGAAAAATGGAGGCATCAGAGTTAAAAGTTTGCGAAATGTGCGGTATTTTGTCTAGTGCTACTCGCACAAAAGAAAGGATATATTTTTTTATACAGGACTGGATATGCAAAAAAGACTTATCACATGCCGCTTTAGATGGCGGAGGTAGCGAGAGAAAAGTGCTTTGTTGTGATTGCAATAAGCTTATGCGTAGGTTGTCAACAAACTCACGCAATTATTTTTTAAACAAAAAACTAATCAGAAAAATTGAAGGAGTAATAAATGAAAAAAATAAACTCAACAGGGCAGCTTAGAATGTTTTTGGCTGGCATTCTAGAGGATGTTGTTTCTGGTGATATTGACTTAGACAAGGCAAGGGCTGCGACAAAGGTGGCAGGACAAATAAACGAAAGCCTTTACGCTGAGATTAAGGTGGCAAGGGTGAGGGCTGAGGCTGGAGAGGAAATGATTAAACTTGGCGTAATGCCGCTTGGCGAGGAGGAAAACAATGGCAAGTCTTAATAAAGTAATTTTAATTGGCAATTTAGGCAAAGACCCAGAAGTGCGCTACATGACCAATGGCGAAGCCGTTTGCAACTTTAGCATTGCGACCACCGAAAAATGGAAAGCACAAGACGGGCAAATTCAAGAAAAAACCGAGTGGCATAATATTGTGATGTATCGCCGTTTGGCTGAAATTGCCAGCGAGTATCTGAAAAAAGGCAGCAGCGTGTATATTGAGGGCCGAATTCAAACCCGTAAATGGCAAGACAAACAAACAGGCGCAGACCGCTCCACCACAGAAGTCATCGCAGCAGAGATGAAAATGCTAGGCGGCAAGGTAGAGCAAACTAAAAATAACGGCGTTTTTGACGACGATATTCCGTTCTAGTTAAACACAACGCCCAGCCATCGGTGGCGAGTAACACTGGCAGCATAGGCAAAGCCCTCCTAAAAAATATCAGTGCTTTGTGACTATGTGGACAGCTCGGAAAGACGGGCATTTTATAAACT